ATAAAACATAGTAAGGAGTGGAAGTATGGCTATGACGAAAAATATGATATTGTAGTAATATCTAAAGATGGAACCCTTGGAGATGTATATGAGATAAATGGTCTAAAGGTTGGTCTGCCTAAAGTTCCGAAACAACAATTTACAAAACACACAAATAAGTGGCAACCCAAAGAATATCCACAAGAATTAGCTAGAATAAAAAGTATCTTTGAGTGGAACGCTAAGTCTAACGAATTTAAAGTAAAGTGGGTTGACTATATACAGTCAGAGTTTGAAAGTAGAGAGAATGGGCACTGGTTCATAAATAAGAATATACCTACTTATATCACAGGTAGTCACTACATGTATCTACAATGGTCTAAGATAGATGTCGGTCTTCCTGACTTCAGAGAGTCCAATAGAATATTTTTTATATTTTGGGAGGCGTGTAAAGCGGACGATAGAGCATTTGGCATGTGCTACCTAAAAAACCGTCGATCTGGTTTCTCATTCATGTCATCTTCCGAGACCGCAAACATAGGAACGATATCTAAAGACGCAAAACTTGGAGTTCTTTCAAAGACAGGTGCAGATGCTAAGGAAATGTTCATCAATAAGATTGTTCCTATAGTCAGGAACTATCCGTTCTTTTTTAAGCCTATACAGGACGGTATGGACAATCCAAAGACAGAGTTGTCTTTCAGGGTTCCAGCTAAGAAGATTACCAAAAAAAATATGTCAGATGTTGATGATGACGATATAGTTGGTCTTGACACAACAATAGATTGGCTAAACACAGCAGATAACTCCTATGACGGTCAGAAGTTACTAAATTTAGTTCATGATGAGAGCGGAAAATGGCTTGCACCAAATAACATCCTAAACAATTGGCGTGTAACAAAAACATGTCTTCGTCTAGGTAGTAGAATCATAGGCAAGTGTATGATGGGATCTACAGTGAATGCACTAGCAAAAGGAGGTCAGAACTTCAAGGATTTGTACTACGACTCAAGCCCAAATAAAAGAAACGCTAACGGCCAGACTAAAAGTGGACTGTATTCTTTGTTTATACCTATGGAATACAACATGGAAGGATTCATAGATGAGTATGGTCATGCGGTTATATATGATCCAGAAAAGCCAGTAATAGGAATAGACGGAAGGGAGATACGAGTAGGTGCGGTTACATATTGGCAGAACGAAGTAGATGCATTGAAGAATGATTCTGATGCATTAAATGAATTTTACCGTCAGTATCCACGAACTGAATCTCATGCGTTTAGGGATGAATCTAAGCAGTCTTTATTTAATCTTACAAAGATATATCAGCAGATAGATTACAATGACTCTTTAATAAAAGATAGAGTACTAACGAGAGGCTCGTTCCATTGGAAAAACGGAGAAAAAGATACGCAAGTAGTTTGGACTCCAGAGAAGAATGGAAGGTTTCTTGTTTCGTGGATACCACCAGAAAGGCTTCAGAATGCGTTTATAATTAAGAACGGAAAAAAATATCCTGCAAATGAGGAGTTTGGAGCTTTTGGATGTGACCCTTATGATATATCTGGAGTTGTTGGAGGAGGAGGATCTAACGGTGCACTTCATGGACTTACTGGAACAGCTCTTGATCAAGATGTACCATCTAATATGTTCTTCTTGGAATACGTAGCTCGTCCACAGACTGCTGATATATTCTTTGAGGAAGTCCTTATGGCATGTGTATTCTATGGTATGCCAGTACTTGCAGAGAACAACAAAGCTAGAATGTTGTATCATTTTAAGAATAGAGGGTACAGAGGATATGCTATGAATAGACCAGACAAACACCTTAATCAACTTAGTAAAACTGAGCTTGAGATAGGTGGTATTCCAAATACATCTGAAGACATAAAACAAACACATGCTGCTTGTATTGAATCTTACATAGAGCAATATGTAGGTTTTGATACAGAAGGTACATACAGAGATCCTGAAGAGATTGGAAATATGTATTTCATAAGAACTCTTGAGGATTGGGCTAGATATGATATTAACAATAGAACCAAATTTGATGCCTCTATTAGTTCAGGTCTTGCAATAATGGGCACTCGTAAACATATGTTTAAGACAGAGCCTAAGAAATCGAAAATTATGATTAACTTTGCGAGATATGACAATAGAGGTTCTAATAGTCAGATAATTCGATAGATGGATAAACCAAATGTTATAATTGCAAATAGTGCATTCCCAAATCAGCTCGCTTCTGATGCTGAAAAAGCTACACAAGAATATGGTCTTCAAGTTGCGAAAACTATAGAATCTGAGTGGTTTAAAAGAAAAGGCGGTAGTTGTAGATATTACGATCAGTTCGGAAGCTTCCATAGATTAAGACTATATGCAAGAGGCGAACAGCCTATCGGTAAATATAAGAATGAACTATCCATTGATGGAGACCTATCTTATTTAAATCTTAACTGGGAGATTGTTCCAATTATACCAAAATTCGTTGATATAGTTGTAAATGGAATGTCTGACAGGCTTTATAAAATAAAGGCCGAAGCACAAGATGTTATATCTGCAGAAAAGAAAAATCTATTCCAGGACATGGTGGAAGCAGATATGGTTGCAAAGCCATTACTTCTTAAAGCAAAGAATGAACTTGGAATAAATGCATTTAATGTAGACCCATCTGAACTTCCTGAGAACGATGAGGAGCTTGCACTATATATGAACCTAAAATATAAGCCATCTATAGAGATTGCTGAAGAGGTTGCTATTGATACCATACTAAACATGAATGACTTTCCAACTGTAAAAAAGATGGTTGATAAAGATCAAACAGAGATAGGAATTGGAGCAGTTAAGCATGAGTTTGTAAAAGGAAAGGGGTTAAGTGTAGAGTATGTTGATCCTGCATATCTTATATGGAGTTATACTGAGAAGCCCGACTTCTCTGATTGTTATTATTTTGGGGAAATAAAGCAAGTTCATTATACTGAACTTAGAAAAATAAAACCAGAGATTACTGATGAAGAACTTCAAGAAATAAAAGATCAGGGATCTGCATGGTATAGTGCTTTTCCTGTTATCTATAAATATCAAGATGATTTATTCTCTAACGAATTAGTTACATTATTATACTTCAATTATAAGACAGATAAGAATTTTGTATATAAGAAGAAGAAGTTGGATAATGGTGGAGAGCGTGTAATCAGAAAGGATGAGACTTTCAATCCAGAAGACAGCGAATACTTTGAAAGACTAGACATATCGAAAGAGGTATGGTATGAAGGCGTTCTTGTTGCAGGCAGCAACATACTTCTAAAGTGGGAGATGTGCAAGAATATGGTTCGCCCTAAGTCTGCAACAAACAAGGCTCTTCCAAACTATGTATTATTTGCTCCAAGAATGTATAAAGGTCAGATTGATTCTTTGGTAAAAAGAATGATTCCTTTTGCTGACCAAATACAGCTAATACACTTAAAGCTTCAACAGGTACAATCTAGGGTTGTTCCTGATGGTGTATTTATTGATGCAGATGGGCTCAATGAAGTTGATTTGGGTCAAGGTGCAGCGTATAATCCAGAGGACGCATTGAGGCTATACTTCCAGACAGGATCAGTTATTGGTCGTTCATATACAAGCGAAGGAGAGTTCAATAATGCCCGTGTTCCTATTCAAGAACTAGCAACCAATTCTGGACAGTCTAAAATAGCAGCATTAATAGGTAGTTACAACCACTATCTAAGCATGATTAGAGATGTGACTGGTCTTAATGAAGCAAGGGATGGATCTATGCCTAATCCTGATGCTCTTGTTGGGCTTCAGAAGCTTGCTGCACTTAATAGCAACACAGCAACAAGGCACGTACTTGAGGCAGGTCTGTCTATAGTAAAAAGACTTGCTGAATGTCTAGCTGTACGCCTATCAGACATTCTTGAGTACTCACCTTACAAAGAGCAGTTTGCTATGCAGATAGGTAAGTACAATATGGCTATACTTAAAGATGTAAAAGATTTATATCTGCATGATTTTGGTATCTTTATTGAGCTTGATCCAGATGAGGACGAGAAGGATATGCTTGAGAGAAATATTCAGATAGCACTTCAAAGAGACGCAATAGATCTTGAGGACGCTATTGATATAAGAAATGTAAAGAATATAAAGATAGCTAATGAATTGCTAAAAGTTAAGCGTAAGCGTAAACTTGCAGCACAACAACAACGAGAAGACCAGGTTGCTCAAATGCAAGCAAATAACAACGCTATGTCTCAACAAGCAGCGGCAGAGGCATCTATACAGAAAGTTCAGATGGAAGCTCAGGTTAAGTCTCAAGTTAAGCAAGCAGAGATTGCTGCAGAAATGGAGAAGATGAAACTTGAGGTTGAGCTTAAAAAACAACTGATGGATATAGAGTTTCAGTATAACATGCAACTCAAAGGCATATCTGAAGATAGTCTTCAAAAAAGAGAGAAAGAAAGAGAAAAAGCTAAAGACAAACGTGTTGATATACAAGCTACTCGTCAGTCAGAACTTATAGAGCAGCGACAGAAACAATTACCAGCAAAGAATTTTGAATCAGCTGAAGACGATCTATCTGGATTTGACTTGGAAGCATTTGGACCTAAATAATATGAAAAAAGGACTGTACGCAAACATTCACGCTAAGAGAAAGCGTATTGAGCAAGGATCTGGAGAGACCATGCGAAAGCCAGGCACAAAAGGATCTCCTACAGAAAAGGCGTTCAAACAAGCCGCTAAAACAGCTAAGAAGAAATAATGGCAGCAAGTAAAGATTCACGATTAGTTCGCGCAGGAGTAGATGGATTCAATAAACCAAAACGAACTCCAAGTCATCCAACAAAATCTCATGTTGTTGTGGCCAAAGTAGGTGACGTTATTAAGACAATACGTTTCGGGCAGCAAAATGTAAAGACCAATCAAACTGTTGGTCAGCGCGAAGCATTTAAGTCTAGACATGCTAAGAATATTGCTAAGGGCAAGTTATCTGCAGCTTACTGGTCAGACAAGATAAAATGGAGCCCAAGTAAAACAGCATCTCCAAGCAAGAAATGGGTCAAGGGATCATGAAAAGCATAAAGACACCAAAAGCACCAAAGCCAAAAAACTTACCAATAGGTAAGTTACCAAAGAGTAAGTTACCAAAGAAAGAAACTAAAGCTCAAAAGCCTAAAAAAATGTGATATTGTTTTTTTAGTTAATTTTGTAACAATTTAAATTAAATATAATGAGTGAGTTTAAGGTTAGAGCTGTTGATTTCGAAGAGAAGTCTGCTGTCGAAATAGAGCAAGAGTTAGTTGATAAACATGAAATGGAAGTCACTGGCGAAGCTACAGAAGAAATTGTTTCAGATGATACGAGAGAGGTTACAGAGGAAACAGTTGTAATAGATGAAACAAGTGCACAGACAGGAGCTGTCACTTATGATATAAAAGAAGAAGACGTTCTTTCACATATTAGAAGCAGATACAACAAAGAGATAAACTCTTTGGATGATTTGTTTGCTCAAAGAGAAGCTAACGACGAATTGCCAGAAGACGCAGCTGCTTTCTTAAAATTCAAAAGAGAGACAGGTAGAGGCATAGAAGATTTCGTTAAGTTAAACAGAGATTTCAGCAAGATGGACGAAAAGTCATTACTTACTGAATACTACTCTGCAACTAATCCTGAATTCGATTCAGAAGATGTCGCATGGAAAATAGACGAACTTTTGTATGATGAGGATTATGACGACGAAAAGACTATCAAGTCTAAGAAGTTAGCTATGAAGCAAGAGCTTAAGAAGGCAAATGATTTCTTCGAAAAGCAAAAGGAGCAATATAGAATTCCGCTTGAGTCAAGTAAGGATTCTGCACCGATTGCAGATGAAGAATATGAGTCTTATAAGCAATACAAACAGCAATCTGTTCAAGCTGAAGATGAAGCGCGTAAAAAGTCTGACTATTTTATAGCTAAAACAAATGAGTTGTTTTCTGAAAATTTCGAAGGTTTCGAATTTAATTTTGATGACAATAAAGTTGTTTACAAGCCATCAGATACGAAGACTCTTAAAGATCAGTCGGACATGGCAAAATTCGTAAAAGGATTTTTAAATGAAGACGGATATCTTAAAGACGCAGCTACATTTCACAGAGCAATTGCAATCGCATCTAACCCTGAAAAATTTGCCAAGTTCTTTTATGACAAAGGAAAATCTGATGGTGTTGGAAGCATAGCAGAAGAGTCTAAAAACATAGACATGGGAAGACCTGCAACAACAGTAACACCAAAGCAAGGATTCTCTGTTAGAGTTTTAGATTCTGATGTGCCAGATTATAGAATAAAAAGTAAAAAGTAAAAACAACTAAAAACAAAACAAAATGGCAGGTTCATTGAGTGCGTCACCATCGTTTGCGTTGACGCCAAGCGTAAAAAAGGCTACGTTGCAAAGCAACTACCTTACTAATTTTGATTTCTTAAACCAGTATCTTCCTGATACTATGGAGAAAGAATTCGGTCGTTATGGAGATCGTTCTATTGGTTCATTCCTTCGTAACATGAGTGCTGAGATTCCATCTAACTCTGATCTTATCAAATGGTCAGAAGAAGGTCGTCTTCACACCAAATATACAGGAGTAGCAACAACTGGTGCTGTTTCTTCAGGAGCACAAACATTTGACATTGGGTCAGGTACTTGTGTTTTCCGAGTAGGTCAAACAGTTATTCTTTCATCTGCTTCAGCTAACAAGTTGGAGAAAGGTATAATCACTGCTCTTCCTGCAGGTGATACATTTACAGTAGCTTACTATTCTGCTACATCTCCAGGTTTTGCTCACACTACTTCTGACATCATTGCTTTCGTTTATGGTTCTGAGTTTAAAAAAGGAACTAGTGGAATGCAGGGATCAGTTGAATCTGAAACTGAAATCTTCGAAGTTAAGCCTGTAATCATCAAGGACAAGTATGAAATCGCTGGTTCTGATATGGCTCAAATCGGTTGGATTGAAGTAGAGGGAGATAATGGAACAGGATATCTTTGGTACTTGAAGTCTAAGCATGAGACTCGTTTGCGTTTCGAAGACTATCTTGAAATGATGATGGTAGAGCACGTTGAGTCTGCTTCAGGTTCTGGTGCAGCTACAGCTCTTGGTGCAGCTTCTGGATCTGAAGGTCTATTTGCAGCTGTTGAGGCTCGTGGTAACGTATGGTCAGGTGGTGCTCCATCTACACTTTCTGATTTCGATACTATCCTTAATCGTCTTGATAAGCAAGGTTCTATCGCTGAGAACACTATCTTCGCTAACCGTACATTCGCTTTGAATATCGACGACATGTTGGCTGCTCAAAACAGTTACGGTGTTGGTGGTACTTCTTACGGTTTGTTTGATAACGATCAGCAAATGGCATTGAACCTTGGATTCACAGGATTCCGTCGTGGAGGCTATGACTTCTATAAGTCTGACTGGAAATACCTTAATGACGCTACTCTTCGTGGTGGTCTTGTTGGAGGTGCAGTAAACGGAATTTTGGTTCCTGCAGGTTCTACTAACGTGTACGACCAAGTTCTTGGTAAGAATACTACACGTCCATTCTTGCATGTTCGTTACCGCGAGACTGCTAACGAGAATCGCAAGTACAAAACTTGGATTACTGGTTCTGCTGGTGGCGCACAAACTAGCGACTTGGATGCTATGGAAGTACACTTCCTTTCTGAGCGTGCATTGTGTACTCTTGGAGCTAACAACTTTGTTATCTTCAAATAACAACAAATAAAATACAGAGAGGGGCATTAGTGTTCCTCTCTATTTTAATTAATAATTTAAATTCAAATCAAAATGAAAAAAACATTCTTGTTGAAAGACAACAGATCTCCAGTATCTTTTATTTTACAATCTAGAGATACTCAAACTAAAAGGCTTTTACACTTTGATGAAAAGCTTAAGAAAAATAGAAGCTTGCGATATGCAAGCAATCAGACATCTCCATTTCAAGACGAACAAGACGATAATGCTATTTTAGAGCCAATCGTATTTGAAGATGGCGTATTACATGTTCAAGAGACAAATCCTGTCCTTTATGAATTTATGAAGCTTCATCCTGACAATGGAACCGTATTTTATGAGTGGGATCCAGAGAAAGAAGCTGAAGAAAGACTTCAAAATGAAGAACTTATTCTTGATGCTAAGATAGCAGCAAGATCTTTGAGCCCTGATAAAATGGCATCTATTATTCGTGTATTTACAGGAAAGAATACAGATAAAATGTCAACAAGTGAATTGAAATGGGATATAATGCAAATAGCTGAAGATTATACACAAGATTTCTTGGATTCACTAGATGACCCTGAATTGGAAGTTGACGATATCGCATTTCGTGCATTTAAAGATGGATATGTATCTACAAGAAATCACGGGCGTGATGTTCATTACAACTTAAAAGATAACAGAAAGCGTATATTTTCAGTTCCCATGGATGAGACTCCAGAAACAGCTCTTAGATCTTGGTTGAAAACAGAAGAAGGTCAAGAATTTTATGTATATCTAGTAAGAGAGTACGAAGCATAATATTTTATATCTTTGTACTTTATTAATCAAAAAAACAAAATACATGGAAAAGTTTTTAAGTTTCCCCTTAACAGGTAGTACAACTCAATTGGTTTCTGCTACAGGAATTGCTATTATTGAGCAAGCTAGTGCTACAACAACCACTATCGCTTACAAAGCAGGAAATTCTAGTGGTGACATTATTACAATCACTCATGCATCTGTTTCAAACGATGATTTTCGTGACTTCGTGCAGAAGCAAGTTGTTGCGGCATTGCAAAAGCCATGGACAGAGCCAGTACTTGAGGTTGTTCCACCTGTAGCTGTATCTGGAATTGCATTAGCATAATAGTTTATCCGTTAAGCTTTAAGGGGTCAGCAGTTTGTTGACCCTTTTTTATTATCTTTGCACTATGATTAATCAGATCAGAAATACCGTTTTGTCTATAATAAGTAAAGACAATCGTGGATACATTACGCCAGAGGAGTTCAATCAGTTTGCAAGACAAGCTCAACTTGAATTATTTGAGCAATATTTTTATGATTATTCAAATAATTTAAACAAAACAAACGCAAGATTACATAATTCTGGATATTCAGATATTACAGGAAGACTTGAAGAAGTTATAGATAGATTTATCGAAAATACGTCATTAGTTTACGATGGGGCTACAGACAAGTTTTATGTTCCTGGAGATAATCCACTGAATTTAACTGAGCCAAAGCCGTATAGAATACTTAGAGTTACTTATGGAGGGAATAAAGAAATAGAGAAAGTATCTCAACAAAAACTCTTGAACTTACTATCTTCAAATTTAACTGAACCGAGTACGGCATATCCAGTATACTCTTTATATGGATACAATGAGAATGGTACAGCTGCTTTGGAGATTCATCCATTGACAATAACGTCTGGAGTTAGCATGTTATATATTAGACATCCGTTTGATCCTAAGTGGACATATACTTCTTTATCTGTAGGTCAGCCAATATTCAATCAGTCTGCATCCGACTATCAAGATTTTGAATTGCCATTAAGTGATGGACCAAGATTAGTTGTGAAAATATGTGCTTATTCAGGTATATCTATTAGAGAGTCCGATGTAACACAATTAATGAACTCTGAGGAAGCTTTGGATATACAACAAAAAAACTGATAGATGGCTTATATAAACGATTCTGAGTACTATAACAATGGTGGAATTTCACCAACTGATAACAATTGGGGATCATACCAATATGTATCTTTAGGAGACATTGTAAATAACTTTATGTTAATGCATGTAGGCGATGACAAGTCATTAAATAATGTAAAAAGATACGAAGCTCTATTTCATGCTAAAAGAGGAATACAAGAAATCAATTATGATGCCCTAAGATGCTTTAAGAAAGTTGAGATAAGCCTAGGAGACAGCTTGAAGCTTGTAATGCCTCCAGATTATGTAAACTATGTCAGAGTATCAATAAATATAGACGGAGTGCTTTATCCAATGTCAGAAAATAGACAAACTCAGTCTGCAGTTGCATATCTTCAGGACAATAATAATAATATACTTTTTGACAGCAACGGAAATGTTATTACTGGAACATCTGTACTTGATATAAAGACAGGAGAAATGCAACAATTTTTTGGAGATAATGCATACAACGGATGTTGGGGTTGGTGCTGGGAAGGTGACTGGTACTTTGGATATCAAGTGGGAGGCAGATATGGACTTGATCCAGAGGTTGCAAATCAAAATCCTACTTTTACAGTAAATAAAAAATCAGGTGTATTTGATTTTAGTTCAGGAGCAAGAAATCAACTTATTGTAATTGAATATGTTTCTGATGGACTTGAAAAAGGAGATGATGAAAGTGTATCTATTCATAAATTTGCAGAGGCATATTTATATTCATATATCAAATGGGCTATTTTAAGCAATAAATATGGAGTACAAGAGTATATCATACGAAGAGCTAAAGACGAAAAGTCTAAAGATTTAAAAAATGCTAAAATAAGACTTTCCAATATTCATCCATCAAGGCTAACAATGGCATTGAGAGGAAAGGGAAAAATAATTAAATAATGGCAGAAATTAGAAATACTTTTATAAAGGGATCCATGAACAAGGATCTTGATGAAAGACTTATTCCAGATGGTCAGTATATTGATGCATTAAATATAGATGTTGAAACAACAGAAGGTCAGGATTCAGGAGCAGCAAAAAATAAACTAGGGAATACACTTGTTGCAGATTTGGCTACTATATCTGGGAGGAATACATCTACGGCTAAAACTATAGGAGCTATTGAGTATGAAGCTACTAATAAGATTTATTGGTTTATTGCTTGCG